ATAATTTCGGTTGAAGAAAACGAATCAATTTTTAATGGTCTTAAAAAAAAGGAATCAAGACCCTTATATCTGCATCTTAAGGGAGCGTTCTTAACGGCAATGGCACTGCAAGAAAGTGAAACTGATGGGCAGAAAGATAATACATTACTATTTGCTAAGAATAATGTAGATAGCAGTCGTGAGGAGAGCCCTAGCATGAATACAGAAGTTAAAGACGAAAATGTATTAGAAGTTGTTGAATGTTTAGCGCAAGATCTAAAGGCATCTTCGGCTGAATCAACTCCAGAAGTGGAGCAGACGCCAGAGGAACCCGCAACTGCCGAATCTGCAACTGCGGTAGAAAATCCAGAAAAGATCTCATCTGATGATTCAGAAAAGACAGAAGAACAAGCAGAACAAGCTGTTGAATCTGTAGACGCTGAAAAACCAGAAGAGGCTTCTTCAACAGATACCGAAGAAGCAAAAGAGGCTGAAGAGCCAAAAGCAGAACTCAGTGACAATAAAGAAACTGCTGAGCAAAATGCTGATGAGACTCAAAATAAAATTCAGTCTCTTGAAGAAGAAAATAAAAAACTCAAAGAAGCACTTCATCGCACTCTTGCTGAAAGAGTTGTTGATACAAAAATTGCTCTTGGAATTGAATCAGCAGAAGACAGGGATGCTCTCATCGAAGATCATATGAAGAGAACAGCCACATCACTTGCTGACTCATTAAGAGATATGGCAAAACTGCCAATTGCTAATTCAACAAAGACGAAAGAATTTGTTGACATTACGGTTGATAGTGAAGTAGTATCTAACCAAGAACAAAATGTATTGACAATCGATCAAGAAGCCGCAGTAGATGAAGAAAAAGAAGAGAACACAGCAGAATCAATGCTGGAAGATCTTCTCGTCGATGCTTTAATGGGTCGTAAGAAACTCTAATAACAACAAGGAGATAAAAACATGAGCTTAGCAAAGTTTCGTAAGGTAGGAACTAAGACTGGCGCCGGTCGTTTTGTGGTCTCAGAGGGTATTGCACCTTCGGCCTACATTCTTCCATCAGTTGCACTTCCAACCTGGTACGTAGATTCAGAAGATGATCGCTTTGAAATCGTTATTCCAAAAGGCGCAATCCTTTCGGTTGTAACAGATGGCAATGGCGATTCACGTTTTGTTCCAGCTAACGGTAGCGCATCCTCAGTAACATGGGGTGACACTATTTCCGGTTGGAATCCGTTGGCTGGTGCAACACCAGTCGCTTCACCTTCTGGTGACACACAGGCAGTTGCTGCCCGTTCGGTCCCAGTTGGTTGCGCACAATACGATCTTTACAGACCATTTGACAAAGGCACATCGCAAGGTGCTGGCTTTATCACACATGGCTATGTAGAGTATCCCATGGTTACAAATGTCAACGCAGATGTTGCCGCTGGTGACTTGATCGCCCCAGACTTTATGGGTCGCCCAAGAAAGCTTGCAGCCGCAGATGCCGCTTCGTATCCATGGTTGCAAGTTGGTAAAGTGATTGAGGTCGAAAAGTTCGCAACGAACTTCGATGACGGTCTACTTTCCTACATGCAGCTACCGTCAGACCCAGGTGCTTTGAAGACGGTATATGAAATTACACGTGAAGGCACCTTTAAGAACAAGTTGGGCATCCGTTCCAATTTGGATGTTACGAACGTCGTTGGCGCATTCCGCGTCAACCTGACGCTCTAAACTAAGAGAAAACAACAACAGGAGGATAGATCCTAAGATGAGTAAGACAATACAAGAACTCCTCTCGGGTCTCCCAGCTTGGGAAGCCGCATTTGCTGAGGATGGTTACATCGACTCAGAGAGCAGAGTGACAATTAAGGAAGCCTTCGCATCATCTGATGCCGCAGCGCTATTCCCCAAGGTCATTTCGCGCACTCTGAAAGAGGCAGCCGAACCACAGCTTTTGGTGACTCCGCTCCTTTCAACAGTACGCCTCGGCAAGGGTCGTTCTTTGGAATTCCCAGCGGTAAACGCAATTCAAGCTGCTGAGATACCAGAAGGACAAGAATACCCAGAGCAGGCACTCGCATTTGCTAAGCAAGTCGAGGGCAAGGTGTCCAAGAAGGGTGTCAAGCTGGCTTTCACAGAAGAAGTTATTGCTGACTCACTTTGGGATATCGTAGGAATGCATGTTCGCGCCGCAGGTCGTGCTATGGCACGTCTTAAGGAGCAGATTGCATTAAGCCGATTCAAGGATGCTGCAACAGTAGTATTTGACAACGCCGGCGGTGGCTACGATGCCACAACCGGTCGTGGAATCACAGGTGCATTTAATAATACAATTACCTGGGATGACATTGTCGATATGTCCGCTGTTTTGATGGCCGAAAACCATGTTCCAACAGATTTCATTCTACATCCGCTGATGTGGTCTGTCTTCCTGAAGGATGCAATCTTCCATGCTGATGGTGCAGCTTCGGCTGTAAACAGCAGCTGGGGTTATCGTCCACAGTCAAAGGAAGGTACGCTTAACTCAACAGCCCCATTAGGCTTGAACGTTATCGTATCGCCCTTTGTCAGCTTTACTGCAAAGAGCGGCGCAACAGCAGCCAAATCAGACCTGTTCTTGATTGATCGTAACGAAGTTGGTACCCTACTTGTCAAAGACGACATGAGCACCGACCAGTTCGATGATCCTTCACGCGACATTCGCTCAATGAAGATGAAAGAACGCTATGACATCGTCATGCTTGGAGATGGTGAGGGAATCACCGTAGCCAAGAACGTAAGCCTCGCCCGTAACTACGAGATTCGTGTTACAAACGAAGCTACAGCTGGCGGTCTTTAATAGCTGAATTATCTTAAGATCGTTATAGTTACTAAATCTTGAGAGAGATCGGGGGGTGGCGCAAGCCACCCCTTATCTTTTTGTAGCTTTTGAATTACTAGTTATTTATAAGTTATGTAGGAGCTAGCCGTGCCGTTAAATTTGATTGATTATGCAGCAGTTAATGTTGATAGGGTCAAAATTAAATTTGGTAGAACAATAAAGATAGCTTCAATAACAAATAGTAAATTCATTGTTCAAACCTCTGCCGCAACGCCAACTGTTGTTCAGGATCCATTTAAAACAATAAATGCCCTATCTGACTATAGTACAATTTCTAGAACCTTAACACTTTATTGGAATAAAACGCTTGTATCTGGGCAAGAGTATTACATAAGGTTAGTTGGTCTTCTTGATGCCGCAAATGAAGTAGTTCCAGAAGAAAAAATAGTATTTACAAAACAAGATGCGGCAACACCATCTGGTATTTCGGCCAATGTAGTTCCGGTTCTTGAGGAAATATATGTCGAAGATCAATCGGTTCTTCTTGAGGCTTATACCTCTTATCAAATTATAGCTAAAAATCCAGAGTTTTATATTAAAGACATAGATCCTAAAAATGGATCATTTTATATCGACAATGATTATAATGATGGAAGGTTAACTATAACATTTAGTTCTAGACCAGCGATAAACTTCTTGACAAATAAATATTTTAAAGTTCAAAGAAAAAAAATTCAAAGAACCCCATCCAGATGGGAGACTGTTGTAGTAAAAGTCCAAATGCACTCCTGGAAACCAGAAGTCTATATAGATTTTCCCTCAAACGACGCAACACCGGTATTTCATATTGAAAATAAAACATATTTTGAAACTGGCTACAAATATAGAATTACAGTTTCAAAAGAAATAGGTATTTAAATGGCAAATACTGTTTACGCAAAAGCAAAACAGGCCTTGTTAGAGGGAGATCTTGATTTAACCGGCCAAAGTTTAAAAGTGTTATTTATTAAAAAATCTTTGTACACTCCAAATTTTTTAACAAATCAATATGTTTCCGATATACCACCAGAAGCTATAGTATTTAGAACGTCTAATCTTAGTGGGGTTACAGCTCAAAATGGCATACTTGACGCCACAGATCTTTTAGAAGATTCTTATTTAGGAACAGGATTTAGTGCGATTTTATTATATCAAGTAGGTACGTCAGACTCTAATTCAAGATTAATATTTTTTATAGATGAATCAGAAGGTTTACCGTTTACTGGAACCGGAGAGTCTTTACTATTAACACTACAGTGGAATAATGAGCCAGGAAAAATACTAAGCCTATAAGGAAACTATGCCGACTAATTATCCTAACTCCTTAGATATATTAATAAATCCAACAGTTTCTGATAGTTTAAATTCTCCTACTGTTCCTCACGTCGAACAGCACTCAGATCTTAACGACGCAGTAGAAGCTATTCAAACAGTCGTAGGAATCAATCCAGCTGGATCACATTTGACAATAAAAGACAGAATAATTGCAGCAGAACAATCTATTCTTAATCAATCAGTATTAAATGGTTTAACTGATGTTACTATAAGCAATGCCGCAGTTAAGGATATATTAATTTATGATGGATCTAAATGGGCAAATAAATCTCTTGAATCAATAGCTGACAACAGCGCAGAGTTACTTATTAATGGAGGAAATTTTTAAATGGCTAATGTTTTAAGAATTAAAAGAAGACCTGGAGGTAGCGCTGCTGGCGCACCAAGTTCATTAAAAAACGCTGAATTAGCATTTAATGAAGTAGATAACATTCTTTATTATGGATATGGAGATGACGGTACCGGAACAGCAAACACTATTCCAGCAATTGGTGGCACAGGTGCATTTGTATCCTTAAGTAGCGCTCAAACAATTGCGGGAAATAAAACATTTACAGGAACAGTATCAGTTGAAGCACCATCTGCTGATACACACGCCACAACTAAAAATTATGTTGACGCCCTGGTCGCTGCTGTGGCTACGTCTTTTACGGTTGCTGGTAATTCCGGAAGCCCGCAAACAATAACGTCCGGAACAGATACCCTTACGATTTCTGGTGGCACTGGTCTTAGCTCTGTAGCTAGCGCAACAGATACGATTACTCTGAATCTTAACAACACAAGCGTATTGCCCGGATCTTATGGTGCAACGAATACGGTTTCCACATTTACCGTGGACGCCCAGGGTCGCCTACTTGCGGCGGGTAATTCTGCAATTTCAATTACTTCAGCAGCAGTGACTAACTTTACAGAAGCCGCTCAAGATGCCGCTGGAGAACTATTTACTAATGGAACGCATTCTGGAATTGCTGCAACTTATGATGACGAAAATGCAAAAATAAATCTTAACGTAGCAGATTTTACAATCACACTTGGTGGTGATTTAAGCGGTAGCGTTACTGTCACAGATCTTGCTAGTGCAACATTGACAGCAACAATTGCTGCCGACTCTGTTGCCCTCGGCACAGATACGACTGGCAGCTATGTTGGATCTGTCGCTGCCGGAACCGGAATTTCTGTTACAAATACCAATGTTGAGGGTGGAACATTTACTGTTACCAACTCTGGAGTTGTTTCAGTGGCCGGTACCGCCAATCAAGTTGCTGTTTCTGGCGCAAATGGCAACGTAACGTTTTCTTTACCGGATGATGTAACAATTCCAAATAATCTAACGGTAACCGGAAACTTGTTGGTTCAGGGTAATACGACTACATTGAACACTTCTACTTTGGAGGTTGAGGATAAAAACATAGTAATTGCGAATGGATCAACAACCGATGCGGCAGCAGATGGAGCAGGTATAACAATAAAAGGTGCCACTGACAAAACCTTAAATTGGGTAGATGGAACAGGCTCTTGGACGTCTTCGGAAAATTTTGATCTAGCAGCGGGGAAAACTTATGCAATAGGCTCTAGTTCAGTTCTAACTAGCACAACCCTTGGTGCAACCGTAGTTAACTCAAGCCTTGCATCTGTTGGTACAATCACAACCGGTACATGGAATGGTTCAACAATATCCATAAGCCATGGCGGTACTGGAGCTACAAGTGCCTCGCAAGCAAGGACAAATCTTGGTTTGACAATAGGCACCGACGTTCAGGGTTATGATGCAGAGCTAGCGGCTTTGGCTGGTTTGGCATCAGCTGCAGATAAGCTTGCATATTTTACCGGATCTGGAACTGCTAGTCTTACTGACTTAACTTCTTACGGAAGAAATTTGATTGCAAGCGCAAACGCTGCAGTTGCGAGAACAACTCTTGGACTTGGTACTATTGCGGTTCAAAATGCAAGTAACGTTTCTATCACTGGTGGTTCTATAACAAATTTGACGACATTTGACGGAGTCACTATTGACGGTGGAACCTTTTAACTTTTAATAAGAAAGGTTTATTATGGCCATCCCCAATATAGTTCAAGGTCAAATAGCCCTAGATCCTCTTAATGGAGTATTTTACTACATAAACTCAAATGGAGCCGTGATAAGCTCCTCGTTAAATTTTCTTCAATCGTCCAATAGTCTGATTACAACCTCAGATGGATTATCAATTAACGGTGACCTAACTGTTAGCGGGAACATAGTATCTATAGATACTCAAACACTTGTAGTTGAAGATGTTAATATAGAATTAGGCAATGTATCTTCTCCTAGCAATACAACAGCCGATGGTGGTGGGATTACCCTTAAGGGAACAACCGACAAAACTTTTGTTTGGTCAAATGCCACTCAATCATGGACATCTTCTGAAAACATTGATTTAGCCGCTGGTAAAAACATTACTGTTAATGGTGTTTCTATATTTTCTAATGGAACTTTTCAGGGAAATTTTACTGGCGATTTAACTCGGAAACGTAACAGGCAAATTAACTCGGGAACGTCTCTGGTGATGTAACGCGGAAACTTAACTGGCACGGCATCAAGCGCTTCAGCGTGGACAAATTCTAGAAAAATTACTCTTGGTGGTGACCTTAGTGGAAATGTTTTTATTAATGGATCTCAAGACGTAACACTTAATGCCGTTGTTGTAGCTAACTCAATTGAGTTAGGTGTCGATACAACTGGTGATTATGTAGCTAACTTTCACGCTGGAACAGGAATCACAATAACAGATAATTATGGAGAAGGAATGACTCCAGTTATCAAAATATCTGATTCATATACTTCAAACACGTCAAATGCAATTAGCGCCGCAGAAGTTTCGGCTGTAAACTACGCCATATATGCAGCAAACACCGCATACTCTAACGCAGTCATATATGTTAATAATCGTACTCTTAACGATATTTTAGATGTAAATATTTCAAATGTAGCCGATGGGGATTTTTTAAGATATAATCAAAATACTTCTGAATGGATCAATGATCCGGTAAATTTAGCTACAGACACTGTTGGCAATTATGTTGAATCCTTGGTTGCCGGAACGGGAATTACTCTTACTAACGCAGCAGCATCAGAGGGTGGAACTCCGACAATTGCTGTTGCCGCCAACACATTTGATGCCTTTGGGGCCGCAGCAGCAGCCCAGTCCGCAGCAGTCGCTCATGCGGATACGGTCGCAAATACTGCGTACTCAAACGCTGTTAGTTATGTAAATTCAAGAACTATAAACGATTTATTTGATGTAACTATTTCAGGTGTTTCTGACGGAGATTTTTTAAGATATAGCAACAGTGCTTCCGCCTGGATCAACGATCCGGTAAATTTGGCTACAGATACTGTTGGTAATTATGTTGAGTCTTTGACTGCCGGCACAGGCATCACTCTTACCAACGCAGCGGCAGCAGAAGGTGGGACTCCAACAATCGCCGTTACCGAAAATACTTACGATGCTCACGGAGCAGCGGCAGCAGCCCTGGCCAACGCAGTCGCTCATGCGAATATAGTCGCTAACACTGCGTATTCTAACTCAATTGCTTACGTTAACTCAAGACAAATAGGTGATTTATCTAATGTTTCAATATCTAACGCTGCCAATGGTGACTTTTTAAGATATAACGGAAATGTTTGGATTAATGATCCAGTCAATTTGTCGACCGACACTGTTGGTGACTATGTTGCTAATTTGACATCGGGAGCTGGAATTACGATTACAAATCTTGGTGGAGAGGGAGCTAACCCCACAATTGCTGTTACCGAATATACTTACGATTGGTGGGGCGCAGCGATGAATGCTCAAGCAGCAGCTATGAATTACACTGATACAGTTGCTAACACTGTGTATTCTAACGCAGTTACATACGTCAACAATCGCGTTCTTGATAATCTATTAGATGTAACTTTATCTAACACCGCAAATGGAGATTTTTTAAGATATAGCAGTGCATCTAATACCTGGATAAATGACGCAATTAATTTAAGTACAGATACAATAGGTGATTATGTAGCTAATGTAATTGCCGGTGACGCGATAGAGATTTCCAATACTGGTGGCGAGGGTTCCGCACCGACTATATCAGTAGCTCCAAATTCTATCGATGCAAATCACCTATCTTTTACGTTTGAATACATAGAAGATATAACAGCTGGAACAAATATGATTTTAACAGATGATAGTGTGGGCATAAATTCTAACCGTATTTATTCGATTAGCACTTCAGCTACTCCGAACTTCACTTCTGTATCTACAGGGGCTTTAAGTATTAATGAAATCGAAATTGACCCGACCGGGGTAACAAATGGTCAAATATTAAAGTATAGTTCAACAGTAAACAAATTTATTGCAAGTAATGACGCTTACGCATTAGTAGGTGGCACTTCAGCTACTCCGAACTTCACTTCTGTATCTACAGGGGCTTTAAGTATTAATGAAATCGAAATTGACCCGACCGGGGTAACACATGGTCAAATATTAAAGTATAGTTCAACAGTAAACAAATTTATTGCAAGTGATGACTTAGTAGGGTCAGGTCAAGCTGGAACAGTTGCTAAATATACTGAAACATTTTATGGAAATGGAACTCTTAAAACAATAGTTGCAAACCATAATTTAAATTCAACAAATGTTATTGTACAAATTATTGACGCAAGTTCCAAAGAAACAATTGAAGGACACGTTATAAGAACTGGAGTTAATTCAATTACAGCTACTTTCCAAACGCCCATCCCAAACCTTGGTTATACTGTAATCGTAATAGGGTAGAATTTTCAAAAACAGTACAAAAATGTTATGATAGATCATTACTATAAATATAAATTTAAACAATATTTTCCAAGGAAAACATAATGCCTTTTAGTGGTTCCATTTTTGCTGTAAATAATACACTTTTACTAAAAAGGTCAGACAGTGCTAATCAGGCTCCACAAAGCCTGCAGCTTGGCGAATTGGCTATTAACGTAGCTGATGGCAAATTATTCTATAAGAACAGCACAGCAAATGCTGTAATTCGGAGTTAATTTAATATCCAATGTTGTTGGTACGGCAGATCAAGTTTCGGTTTCTGCCAATGCAACTAGCGGTGTTTATACTCTTTCTCTTCCGTCAACAATTCAAACAACACAAGCAAATGTTTCCACGCTTTTTGTTGACAATATTGAGATTGATACAACTGGTGCAATAACCAATCAAGTACTAAAATTTGACGGAAGCAAATTTGTTCCCGGTGCAAGCACGGGCTTAGATGGAACCACTCATTCCGCAACGATAGGGGATGGGACAAACAGAACCTATACCGTTACTCACAACCTTGGCTCTAGAGATGTTATGGTTGTTGTTCGCAATGCAGCAAGTCCATACGAAGTTATCGATGTTCGTTGGGAGGCAACAACAACCAGCACGGTAACACTTAATTTTTCTGTTGCTCCAGCGGCAAACTCAGTGAGAGTCAACGTATATAATGCGGTTGCTGGTTCGACAATAACAGTTGGTTCAATTAGCGGCAATTCAATTGATGATCTTGGTGATGTAGCAATTTCAAATGTTGCCAATGGTGACTTCTTGCGTTACAATGGCAATCAATGGATCAACGATCCGGTAAATCTTTCAACCGATACGGTTGGCAATTATGTTGAGTCGCTCGTTGCCGGTTCTGGTATTACTCTTACCAATGCAGCTGCATCAGAGGGCGGAACTCCCACTATTGCAGTAACGGCCAACACGTTTGATGCCCACGGAG